GCAACACCGAGCCCTACGGGTTTTGATAAATTTCTTCCTTTTTCGTCCCGAAAAAGAGTAAATTTATCAAAAGTGCTGCCTTATTTATTCTTTCCATATAGTGAATGTGTATCAGAGAAAAAAAGGAAAAAATATATTGGTTTGGGAGTTGCTTATTCTGCCAGTTCATATTTACCCTCAATCCGTTCCGCAAGGTTGGTCATATCCTCATTGATTTTAGTACGGGTAACTTCCGCATAAATTTGAGTAGTCTTTATCGAGAGGTGTCCCATCATTTGGCTAAGGCTCTCAATAGGAACACCTTGTGTCAAACAGACCGTTGTAGCGAAAGTAAATCTTGACATGTGGAATGTCAGCCGTTTATCTATATCGGCAGCCTTAGCAATACGTTTCAGTTGCCAATTCATATTCACATGGGTTTGAAATTTAAAAACTTTCCCACCTGTTCCGGCAAACTCCGTATTTCTGTATCGTTCAAGAATACGTTTTGGAATATCAAGCAGTGGGATATACGAAGTTGTTCCAGTCTTTTGCCTGTCGAGAATTATCCATTGGCTACCGTCTTCCATTTCCTGAATATTGGAATGTTTCAGATTTCGTAAATCAATGATTGCAGTTCCTGTAAAGGTCGAAAAAATAAACATATCACGGGTAAAACGCCATGTGGCAAGTTTGAGCTTGGCTTGCATCATTCGTTGTATCTCATCATTAGAGAGCCAAGGTCGTTTAGGAATTACCCGTTCAGGGATAAAATCAAAGAACGGGTTCTGATGTAATACTCCTTTATTACAAGCCCTTACAACAACTTGACGAAATGGATTCATATTAGTTTTAACTGTTCGGGGTGTCATTTTCAAATCAATTTTCAGATAATGGAAATAGCTTTCCACGAATGGCGTATCAATCTTACCAAAAGGCAAATCTGAAAGATTGTACTTTTTTTGAAGGAACTCTTTCATGTGGCGGTAGGCATTGGCATATACCGGAAATGTACTTTCGGTTATCCGTATTCCGATACTTTTCCGTTTTTCATCGAGTAGTTCGGAAAATTCCTGCATCAAGGTATTACGGTTTACACCGATACCACGTAACACATTTTTAAGAGCTTCGGCAGTAACGTAACCATTATTATTCACCATATTGCTATAATGGGAAGATATTTCTTTGTGAAGCTTTTCTATTTGCTTATTGATAGATATTAATTCCTTAGATTGTCCCTTTGCAGCCCCTGTTTGATTATCCCAATTGTCGGGCATTATTTCCAATCCGGTGCTGAATGTGGTGTTCTTACCATCCACGGTGATACGCCCGACTATCGGGCAAGCTCCTGATTTTTTGGTTTTACTGGTGTTCGGGTAGAATAATATAGCGAAAGTGCTTCTATTTGTTTTCATTGTTATATGGAATTTATTGTTCGACATAAGTGTATTTATCGGAGATACGGAGAGATAGCAATTTCATATCATTGCCTATCTTCTCATTATTGACACGTGCGTAGCGTTGGGTAGTCTGAATATTCTTGTGCCCCATCATCCGGCTGACACTTTCAATGGGTACGCCTTGCGAAAGGCATAATTCGGAAGCGAAAACATGCCGCCCGACATGGAAGCTTAGTTTGGTTGTGATATTGCAAAGTTTAGCGATAATTTTCAGCGCAAAATTAATACGTCCCGGTCCTAACATGGGAAATACGTTTTCTCCTTTTGCCAATCCTTTGTATTTCTCTATAATCTGTACGGGTATATCCAACAACTTGACATTAAACGGTGTTCCAGTTTTCTGTCTGTCGGTGGAAATCCATAGGCTACCATCTTCTTCGGTAATAATCTCTTTCCACGTAAGTTGCTTTAGGTCAATGTAAGGAAGCCCCGTAAAAGCCGCGAATACGAACATATCACGGATAAAGCATTGGCTTTTGGATTCTATCGGAGTAGATATAAGCCTTTGAAACTCTTCTTTTGTGAGCGAACGTATTTTGAAATCGGGCTTCTTTAACTTGTAGCCAAAGAAAGGAGGATTGATAATCAATTTCCGATGCAGGGCGATACGTACGACTTTGAAAAGCACCAACATAGTACCCGAAACTGTTTCATCCGTCATTTTCCTTTCCACTCTCAAATGAAAATCGAACGCTTCGATAAAGGTCAGGTCTAACTGGTTCAGGGGTATATCCTGAACATTATACTTGACTTTCAGAAAACGTTTGACTTGTTTTCTGATGGTAACATATTTGTGATAGGTAGCTTGGGAACGGTCTATTCCGATACGTGTTTGGAAATCCTGCATCATTTCATCAAAGAGAGTAAGCAGTGTTTTTTGTGCGGTCGCAATCCCTTGAAATGCGTTCTTAACTTCTTGGGCTGTAACTGTTCCGGTACGCTCTAAAATAGCCCTGTAATGCGTGTGTATGGAGAGATTAATTTTATTAATCTCTCTGTTGAGTTCAATGGCTACACGGCTTTTTCCGGTAGCCCGACCGGATTTAACACTCCAAAGCTGTTCTTCGATTTTCAGTTTGGAACTGAATTGGGCGATGGTGTTACCGATAATGATTTTCCCGACAATCGGATAAACGGCATCGGGGTTTGCTTCTGTTTTTTCGCTGTTCCCCTCTCGTTTTAGGTAGAAAGACACCTTTAGTTCGTTGCTCATAACGCTCACATTTTAAGTTCGTAAAATTACTTTCTTTGTGAGTTATTTGAACAATGTAACAAGCAGACAAACAGTGCTGTAACCAGACGTTCAAGGTCATTGGTTTGCTGTGCTTTTCTCTCATTGCAATGGGTAACGATTTAGAAATGGAAAGTTTGCATAAATCTGCTTTTTCCTGCAATTTCACTATCGGACACCCAAAGACACTAAAAGACGTACATTTCTATCATTCAATTAATTACATTGCTTTTCTCTTTCTTGCTTCTACTGTAATAAGTCTGTACAACAACAAATAAAATCTGAGTTCGCTCCTATGCCCCCGCAAGCCATGTTAACAGAGAAAGAGGAGTTGTTCTGTCAACTATTCAGTAACGGAGGGAAAAGATTCGCAGGAAACCAAGTAGAGACATACAAGCAAGTATTTGGAGACAAAGAGAATAACAAGTTGATGATCGAATCCAATAAATTGTTGACCTCCCCAGCCGTAACGTCCAGAATCAAGGATATCATGACAAACAAGATGGAGAATGAGTCCTACGCAAAAGTAAGGGTGCTTGAGACATTGTTCGCTATCATGGATGAGACTAGGGAAGCGAAATATAAAGACAAATGGGGTGTATCCCTATCCCCTGCCCCATTACGGGCGGTGTCAGTTAACGCAGCTAAAGCTATAGCAGATATATATGGATTCAAGGCTGGAGGCGAGACTGGCGTGACAATTAATGGAGAGAATAACGTAACCTTTAACGTAATAGTACCAAACAAGAATGTATAAACCAACCCCTAAGCAAACCGAACGAGGTCTATATATATTAATAGTCGTACTTTTAATAATCTATGGCATATGGAACTCAGAGATAGCGATCCCCCTAGTAAAAGCTTTTTCAGAAGCCATGCAAATCATTATATCAACAACTCCTACAATTATTATGTCTACATGAAAAATTTAATCATGAATAACCTTCGTCTGGTTATAACTATCATATGTTTTCTTATAACGCTATATATCCAGCATATTGAGAACATGAATAAGCTTCAAGAATTAGATCATAGGTATAAGACATTGGAGATAAAAGCGGATGATCAATATAAAAAGATAGATGCCATTAAACTGGATAAATCAGTCTTCGAGGCGACCATGATCCAAGTAACAGCGATACGAGACGATATCAAAGAAATAAGATCATATATTAAATCCATATTAAGGGAAAAATAATTCATAAAAAGAGCTATCAATATTTGGTAGTTCTTTTTTTTATTTTATACTTTTGCATTATTCTAATGAGAGCAAAATCTACGCTCAACCTATTTATATATTATCAATAATATTAATACTTAATAGCATAATACACCGTTTTTTATTCGCTGTATTATTATTATCATTATCCATATCAAGTTCAAAAAGCGAATACAATCATATACATTATTATACTGAGAATGATCTATTCAACGATGCCGTAGAGTTCATCATCAATCATGAGGGATGGCATGGTAAGGATCATCACCCTTTTGTGGGATATGGCCACAAACTAACCAAGGAGGATAGATTCAATCATAATATTTCCCACTCTTTCGCAAGGGAACTTGTGATAAAAGATCTCAAACAAAAATGCTCGGTATTCAAGGAATTCGGAAAGGACTCCTTGCTTCTAGGGATACTGGCTTATAACGTGGGAGAAGGGAATGTCAGAAGATCGGAAATGATCAAAAAGATAAGATCCGGTAACAGATCGATCTATGAGAACTATGTCAGCTTTTGCAAGGTCAATGGTAAGATAGTTCCCTCAATCAGAAATAGAAGGATAAAAGAGTACAATCAATTTTTCAATAAAACAAAAATAACTAGAAATGGATTTAAAAGTAAACGATGTAGTAGTCATTGATGAGATTCCAGATAAAGACTTGAATTTCTTGTCTGGAAGATTAGGGATTATAACCCAAGTATTAAACAGCCCGGCACGCAAGTCTAGGGGTTATATCGTGAGAGTTGTCGGCTTAGGGGAAGAGTTCGAGCAAGAGTGGTTCATCGATATTCAGTACGTTAAACCAAATAATCAATAGAATATGTATATAACAACACAAATTGTAAAAGCTGTTCCAATGACAGCGTATGAATACCAAATATCCCAAGGATATGAAGGATGTGAGGATCTTGAGAATATTAACGGATACAAAATAACCGATGATGATGGGGTAATGGAATGGATCTGTGAGTATGAGTTTAAAAAGAGATATAGGGGTATCATGGGGCAAATGACTTTCGGGGATGCGATAGAGTATCTGAAGAAGGGATGCTTGGTTACAAGAAAAGGATGGAATGGCAAAGGCATGTACCTATTTATTAGACCAGAGGATACTCTTCCACTGGAAACAATCGTAAAGGCCAAGTCATTACCAGACGCATTCAAGGATAAGGTTCTCGAAAAACCAAATACGGAATCAGTAAAGTTTGGAGCCTATATTTGCATGAAATGCGCGGATGGTTCTATATGCAACGGTTGGTTAGCGTCACAGATCGACATGTTAAGCAATGACTGGATGTTAGTCTTAACCAAAGATCATGAATAGACTTTTAGTGCTAGGAATATTTATCAGCACCATACTAAATATTTGGCTTTTTACCGATCGAGGCAAATTAATCGAGTCTAGGGATAAATACCAGCAAAACACCGAGACTCTCTTGGCTGATATACGCCAATACAAACTAGACTCAACAAGAAGCGCAACAGAGAGCTCAAGATTACAGTTGACCATAGAGGAATACAAGAAGTACAGGGAGGAAGACACGAAAATCATAAGAGATCTAGGAATAAACATAAAAAGGCTGAAGGCTTCCCTCCAACATCAAGTGTCGATAGATGTACCTATCGATGTGCCCGTAAGAGATAGCATCATTTACAGAGACTCGCTTATCAAGGTTCCATCGATCAAGTTATCCAATAAATACGTAAGCATAGATGCTACAATCGAAAATAACACGTTGAAAGGATATATGTCACTGAATGTATGGCTGAAGCAGTTTGTATACATAGAGCCAAAACACAAGTTCCTTTGGTTTAGGTGGGGGATTAAAGGGATCAATCAAGTAATCATCTCAGATAACCCATATGTAAAAATCAATTATTCAGAATTTATAGAAATCAGTAAAAAATAAAGAAGTATGTTAGAAAAAGTATTGTTTTGGAGGGTAAACTCAACAACTCTGACCTCCGACCTTAATTCGGTAAACAACGTATTCATCAAGTTGATAACCAAACTAGAAAAGATCCGAAAGCGTCTTTCAGTTGTCTCGGAGAAAAACCAACAACAAATTACCAAACTCCAGATCGAGAGAGACAAGTTATCCGTGATCGATCGTGATATTCAAACTCAAATCGAGAAATACGAAGGGATGATAGTATAGAGTTAAAGGGGCGTTAAGCCCCTTTGTCGTTAATAGACTATTCTTAATAAAAACCAAAACACGATACTAATGGGATACAAAACTTTAGTCCCTCCCAAGGACTTAAAAATCAATTTCTCCCCTTCGCCAAAACAATTCGAGCTATGGAAAGCGTTACAGCCAGAATGTCATATATGCGGTGGAGAGATAAAGAACGTATATATAGGAACAGACGATCATGGGAATAAACAGTATGTTCCTGAATGCTCATCATGTGGTAATAGGAACATACCCCAGATGATTCTCGGAGGAGGAGCTGCTGGAGGAGGTAAGGCACAACCCTATTCAGCCAAGATACTTACGCCGGAAGGATGGATAACAATGGGTGACGTTAAGATAGGAACAGTGGTGTCAACCCCAGATGGAAAGACTGCCAAGGTGATAGCTATCCATGAGCAAGGAATAAAAAAGGTTAACAAAGTGATTACCAATGATGGATGTTCTACAGAATGCTGTGACGATCATTTATGGAAAGTATATTACAAGAAGAGAGACAAGACTTGGATCAAGGGTGGATATGATGAGAGGATTATGGATACAGCTACCATAAGAAAAAGACTCAAACATGGAAACCTAGCTTTCATCCCTACCGTGAACGAGCTAGAGTTCGGCGGGAAGTTTGATAACTATATGACCGCCTACTCTTGGGGATATTACATCCGAAATATCATGCCAGACCCTAATAACTTCAAGAGATCAAATCACACAGAGATCCCGCAAGACCTAGTTACCTCCAGCCTTGAGGACAGAAAAAATTTCTTGAGAGGATTGCTTAAGGAAGTAAATATAAGGAGTACCGGCAAATATGAGTTCATGAGCCGATCGGAGAAATTTGCCAATCAATTGCTGGGCATCCTTAGAAGTGTTGGGGCCATAGCTACCATAGTCAAGAGCAAGGGGAAAGGAACCATGACAAAATATTTCGTTCGCTTCTCATTCGACCCAAGGGTAAATAAACTAACAAAGCCTACTACTACTCCAGATCATAGGAGATATATACGAAGCGTGATCGAGTTGGACGAGCATAAGGAATGCAGGTGCATAACGCTTGACAGCGATGACCAATTGTATATCACTGATGATTTTCTTGTCACCCATAACTCATATGTTGGTAGCGCATGGCTGGTGAGCAGTTGCATGAGGTTCCCCAACATACGAGCCGTAGTAGCACGTAAGACTATCAAGTCTCTGAAGGAATCAACGTTTGTTACCATTAAGAAAGTAATGAAGGAATGGGAACTAAAAGAGGATGAGAATTTCTGCATAAATAATATAGAGGGAACGATAACTTTCTGGAACGAGTCTGTTATCATGATGAAGGAGATGGCCGATCTTCCAGCGGACTTGGATTTTTCCCGTTTTGGTTCTATGGAGGCTACCTTGGTTTTCGTTGACGAGGCATCCGAGGTTTCAGAAAGGGCAGCAGACGTGATGTTTTCCCGTATTCGTTGGAAAACATCGGAGACATTCAATACACCCAAGATGTTCTTGTCTTGTAATCCGGCGGCATGTTGGTTGCGAGATAGGTTCGTACAGGACAATGATGGCAATCCTGTGAAGTGCAGGGATGGCGAGGTATTTATTAGGTTCTCTATATTCGATAATCCGGATGAGAGTTTCCGACAGATATACGAGTCTTCGCTGAATAAGATCAAGGATAACGCTACAAGGGAACGTCTTTTATATGGAAACTGGGATTTCGTTGAGGCTAATGAAATGGCATTATACAAAAGTTTCTCGGGTGACAAGCATTTGATCCAGAGCTTGAAAGAGAATGTATATGATCCGATGAAACCATTGATCCTAGGATTCGACTTCAACGTATTTCCGCACATGACATGCGAGGCCGTACAAATCGATTGGGAGAATAAGAACGTGTATTTTTTGGAGGAATTTCTTGGGAGGCCAGAGGAGAAACTTAACAATACCCCTAAGTTTGCCCAGTACGTAAAGGATAAGTTATTGGAATCAAAACATATCGGAGGAGTGGTATTGACGGGAGACCCCGCTGGATTGGCCAGAAACACACAAACTGAGGATGGCGTAAACAATTTCACCATTATCCAGTCTTGCATGAATAACACCATATTAAGACCAAAACAGAACATACTAGCCAAGCAACCACCTCAGAAGAACCGTGTTGATTGGATCAATGAGTTATTCGATGGTCTGGATGGGTGGAATATTTATATTGACCTAAGCAGGAAATTGACCGAGGATTTGGTCTATCAGATCAGAAATGAGGATGGAACAAAGAACAAGCAGAAGGTCACTGATCCAAAGACAAAGGTGCGTTACGAAAAATTCGGACATAATTCAGACGTTTTTGACTATGTTCTCTGCACCTTCCTATCAAAAAGCTGGCTCAAATATCAACGAGGAGGGCAAACCGGAACCGTATTAACAACATCAACAATTAAACCGCAATTCAGTTATTAAATGGAAAACAACAGATTTTTATTGGATAATGATTATTTAGAGATAATCACCAAGGAAGCCCTAGATCAAATGATTCAACCGGGAAACGAGCATAAATTCATCAAAGCTGAGGAATCCGCAGAGATGTCTATATTGGAGAATCTAGTGGAGAATTATGAGATAGAGAACGAGTTAATGAAAGGCAAGGCTATCAGGAAGTACGATAGAAGGATCAACTATCCTGTAGGCGCATATATCCAGTACGAGGACAATATCTACAAGGTGATCCGTTCTATCAGTGGCTATAAGGTTCCCACCGACAAAATTTATTGGGAAGAGTCAATCGAGATCCAAGAACTTATCAACGCTGATCCTTATTCCCAACTAATGACCTATCGACCGGGAGATTTAGTCTGCTACAATGGGATCGTATTTGAGTGCATGCTTGAGAATGGTTACGAGTTCGATGACATACGGATACCATTATCAAGCTGCTGGAAAAAAACAGAGCCATCTGAGTGGACTCCTACCCCATTCCTGCTATACGATCCGGTAAGCTATAATGGAAAGTTCTATCAACTGTATGAGCTGGCTGATTACGATGAGACAATATCGCCAGACTTGTTACCTCAATGTTGGGGAGAGATACTGCCGTATGATCCTAATTATAATGAATATGAGTTATCGCCACATGAGTTCGTGGTCTACGATGGGAAAGTATTCTATCCAGCATTGAACGTGAATAGCGACATCCCAGAGATAGGAAAGAATTTGGTGCTGGAAGATCCCAGACATAAGAATATCAAGAAGCACATGGTCAGATTAGCCCTTTACGAGCTGACCAAGAACATTTCTCCCAATAATGTATCCATTACTAGGTCAAACGATTATGAGACCTCTATGGCTTGGCTAAGGGATACAAATAGACTGAAGATAAACCCTATGATTCCAAGAAAAGTAGATAATACCGGACAACCAGCTACGGATTGGGGAGTAGCCACTTTCCAGAAGTCATATGACCCTTACTTAAATCCTTGGCAGGTATAATAACAAAGAACGTCCACCATATATATGGAATGGTGGACGTTCAACCTTAACTATATTGCCGGTACTCAACCGATGACGTAAAGGTAGGGATTATTATACGATGAACTATTTATTCCTCATGTTAGACAACATGCTAACACATTGAATTACAGACGTTTTATTCCTCACAAAAATATAGAAATTTATATTGTTAGGTTCTCAAGAAGAGTGGTTCTAAGAATGCTTAAAACATTAAGCATTGTATTCCAGTCTCAATACCTTTCTTAAAATCATCTTGGTATTTATCTTTTTTCCATCCGCTATTTATTAATATTTTCATTCCACTTTCAACTAACAGATTTATATGATCAGTTAAAAGAATAGACACATTTTGAACATAAGTAGGTTCGTCTTTAGTTAATGAAAACTGAGAATCTATGGGTATAACATTCCCATTTTCATCAATCAACATATTTTCACCATTTCCATCCCAAGCATTCCATGAAGAATCGCTAGACGAATGAGCCGAAGAATGAGCTTCAGCATCACTTTCCGAAAATCCCAGTCTATCTTTTATTCCAGACAAATCAAACCTGTCATAGTTTCTTGTCAATAAATCCATTACTAAAATTTTACCCAAATCAAAACATGCTGTTTTTCGTTTTTCAATATCATGAACATTATCAGAAAAATCATAAAGATCCCGTCCTCCAACTTTGTCCATCAACAAAGCTGTTTGTGGATCAATTACTTCTCCTTGTTTATTTTTATTGTTTACATCACCTAGTGCTCGTTTCACTTCCAACCATAAAAAATCTCTCTTATTAATAATTCGAGCATTTGCAGTTTTCAGACCAAATCGTTCGGTGGCTATTCGATCTAGTTCTGGAGCTACAGCACCATACCCATTAAATTTTATGACAAACCTCTCGTCACTTCCTATTAACACACCATCAGCTCCCCCTTCTGACCATCCATATGTTAATTGACAGACTTGCGACGAACGATAGTTGCTTATTCGTTCGAATATCAAGGATTTATCAATTTTATTCATAGCCAATTGACTACAATGTCCATTAATAAATTCAAAATGGTTAGTGGATTGAGATCTATTATCTACAATATGTCCTCCACCACCTTTCGATTGCTGCAATACCCTAGAAGTAGCCTCTTTATGTTGTTTTTCTGTTTTCATAATCATTCGATTTAATAATTTTCCAAATATATGGAAATCATTTGAAAAGAGGGAAAATGTTATTGTTTAATAACAAAGGAGATACTTTTGTTTTGTAATTTCCTTACATATTACAAAAATTAAAAAACAAAAGATACGCTATGAATATCATCAAAATATTCTTATTCATTTCCTTCCAAATAATCATTTAAGTACATCACTAAATCTTCTTTTCCATTTTTTTTTAAAAGCATCATGTATTTTCTTTTCAGCAGTTACAAAAATTGTATCTTTTTTTAAAATACAATTATAATACTCAATTCCTAAAATCAATTGCATATCGAAATAGCTATTCCATTTTGGATTATGTCCATTTCTGTCGATATTAATATCTGATAATTTCAATGCAGCTTTAGAGCTTGCTACAAATTGACGTAATATATTTTGCACAAAAAAAATCAATAGATACTGAAAAATCATCACAAACCTTATTTACTAAACACATATTATTAAAAGAATTACACTTTTGACCAAATTCATATATTAAAGCTTTAGATAACAACTTATTAAAAAAACCATTATTTAATTTATCTTCAAAATCCCTTCTTTTTATACGATCTTTAAAAATTTCATTCCATTTAACATTACATCTTCCAAAAAGCCTCGGTAGATAAAATTCATCAATATTATTTATAAACTGATCAATTATTAAATTTCGATATCCAATAAAGCTATCTATAGTTCTGTCATTGTTTTCAACTTGACCATTTACAATATCACAGCTCAATGATACAAGTAACTCTATTTCTTTGATTTTTTTAATTTCCATTTGTTCATTAAAATAACAGAATAGTATCGTAGGCATATCAGGAAGACAATTATCTAAATTAAACTGACCAGCATTAACTTTAACCATATTTTCGACGAGTATACCTAGAGATTTTTTACAATCCTTAAATGCTTTATCATTCAACTTACAATGACATACTAATTCTAGAGCAACTACTATAGGAAAAAGTATATTTCCATGTTTTCCTCTATTAAATCTATCATAATCATCATCATGAGCGATATTGCGTAAAATATTTGTATCAAATATATAATTCATTTTATAAGATTTAATTAATGTAAAACATCAAAGCACGGAGCCAACAGATCTCAATCGCTGTGACACTTGATTATTACACGCTACAACAATTGCATATACAAGATCATGATATATCATATCGCAGAAAATGATATCATCATCTATTAGTGTCTTTGGTGATAAATAATCATAATTCAAGCTTATTCGATATTTAAATACATTCAAATCACCAGAATATTCCCAATTTTCATATCTTATACTTCTTTGTCTTGAAACATTAATAATTTTATTAACATTTGATTTTTGCTCATCGATAATACCATTATCCGACAAACAAAAACATTGAAATTTATCAGAAATTGGATATCCAAATTCATAATAAAAGAGACCTTTAAAATTTTTAATATGCAATATATTAAAATCTTCTATTGAAAAATTAATAGACAAAGAATCATCTTTGTTTTTTAAAAACCATGACCTAAATTCTTCATCACGCAAATAGCTTCGACCTGAAGCTTCAATAAGGCTCCTTAATTCTTGCTTTTGCTTTACTAGCCCAAGAACAGCTATAAGATTTCTCATTTTGTGATCAATATGAGAATAATTCTCATTACAATATCTACATGCAGGAACCGTAATATGTTTTCTTGTTTTTGTTATCCCTTTATATAAACACTTCATAGGTATATGTTCTCTTGTTGATATATTTTCTGATGTAAAGTCACAACCACAGTTATAACACCTTTCCAATGATTTCTCTTTTCCCATTATAATCGTATCATTTTATATTTAGATGCTAAATATAGTCATTATAGAGTTTAAACTAAAAAAATGATAGGGTAATTTAGTCATAATATCATTATTTATTTAAAAAATTAGCCTATTCTTAAAGTTCTACCCTTAAAAAAAATCACTCTTTTTACCATAATAAACCCAATCGATCACTTTTCTATTGATTTCATCGACTTTCATGTAATCAGGTTTAATATAAAACTCTGTTATCTTATGATTTGACGCATGTATCAAACAAAAAGCGATATCATCTTTACTAATACGCAAATCGTTATATGCGATTGTTGCCCACGTATGACGGGCCACATATGTAGTCAAATCCGGGATAGACAGAATTCTACGAATATGCTTAATCATACCACAAATCCAATCAGAAAAACGGTCACAGTCATCGTAAGACAAGTAAAAGTTAAAAGCTCTCTTCTTGTATGGATCCTCATACTTTGAAATATAGCTCAATAGTTCCGGCTGTGCTTTTATGATCATTTCGACACCATCGTCTCTTCTATTACGTGTTTTCTTTCTGAAGTAATGGATATAACCATTTACAGGGTACGGCATTTCATAAATATCAGCGCAATTAGCACCGCATAGTAAAAATGAAATAATAACGATATCAGATGCAATCACTCTTCTTGTTGAGAGAATCGAAATATCTCTATCAATGTATTTCTTAAATTCAGCAGCATCCCAAGATCTTTTCTTTGGAGCGAGTATTTTAGGAAAATGGTATTTAGAGAATGGGTTCGGAATTAGAAAGATACCATTATCCTCATCGTTATATTTCTCTCTCGCACATTTAAAAATATACGAGAGTCTTTTCATTATATAATTGATAGTGCTTTCTTTATTTCCTATACTTCTCAAATATCTTTCGTACTCCAAGATTCTGGAGGGTGTGATACCTTTAAAGGTAGATTCCTCACCAAAAAACCTCAAAGCTTTGGCAATAGTGTAATGATGGTATTTTTTAGTCCCATATGCCACAATAGATTTTTCCATATCATCAGAAAAATCCTTGATTAATATAGGCTTATTACAAGAAGCATTTATTTTCTTATTGATGATTTCTACTAATTCATTAATAGAATATTGATCTAAATCAAAAGAGATCTCTCCTATGATATTCCGGATCTTCTCTAAGTCTTTCGCTACTGGGATGTAAGCTGGGCTATTTTGCTTGATCCGGAACTCCTTGTCTAATTCATTCTTCTTTACATAATGAGATGTCGTTAAATACGCACTTTTCCGCTGATGGATAATCCTAAGCTTAACATTAAAAGTGCCGTCACTCTTCTTCTGATTGGGTCTAACTACCGCATTAATCGTTGTTGCCATACTGATTTTTTTGTCAAACAATTGTCAAACATTGTGACAAAAACGCATAATTTAGCCCAATAAGCAACAATTAAACCATCGTTAAAAAAATAAGCACAATCACCTACCAACCAATCTTATCTACCTCCTTATCAGCCTGTATAGCCTCAATCACGGCACGAATGCCGAACACCATCTCGTTTTCTTTCATACTTTATATAACGCAAAACTATTAATTTCACAAATGTAGGGAT